CGCCCACTACGCCACCTAATGCAATCCAGTACAATTCCAATGCAGAACTGATTCGTTCAATCCTTGATTCTGGGACAACAAACATAATAGAAAATGCTGTGACAATGAGTGAAATTAACGCTACCCATGCCATTCTTCTTCTATTTTTTGCTCGTTGTTCGTAGATAGTATATTCCTTTTTATCTAAAATTCCATCATGGTTTATATCAATAGATTCTAGATTTTCTTCAGTAGCCATTTACACCTCTCATGTTATGCCGTAAATCTATACGTTAGTATTTCTACGAGTTTGCGTATGAAGGTAATGCTATTATAGGTGTGGGGGTAGTGCTCGAATCAGATGCGGTTTAATTTAAACCGAGGACAATGTCATTACGAAGTGCCACTTTGCACGGCCTTCATATTTTTAACCCATTTTATTTGGACATTTTATTTGTAAATAATGGTTAATCTCATCTTTATTTATATAGGTAAAGCCTTAAATATATTATATAATAAGACAAGTAATATAAACGAGGAGTTTTATGAAGTTCTACACTAGTGTGAATCAGTATGGTAATAATATTTTGGTTCGGGGTATTAACAATGGAAAGCGGGTTCAGGATAGAATTCCGTTTAAGCCGAAACTATTTGTCAAATCTAAAAATGAAGCAAAGTATAAATCGCTGTATGGGCAGAACTTAGAACCGGTTCAATTTGATAGTATTAATGATGCAAAAGACTACGTAAGTAAATATAAAGAAGTAGAAAATTTTCCGATATTTGGTAACACTAACTACGGTTATCAGTATATTACGGAAAACTTCTCGGATGAAATTGAATTCGATATAAGTCAAATTAAAATCTGGTCATTGGATATTGAAACTTCCGCCGAATTGGGATTTCCTGATGTTGCAAATCCCCAAGAACAGTTGTTAGTTATCACAACTCAAGATGCAAATACTAAAGAACTGATGTCCTTTGGTCTACACGACTATGTAGTTAAATCAGAAAAACACACGTATATTAAATGTAAAGACGAAGTAGATTTATTGAAAAAATTTGTAGACTATGTTGCAGCAGATCATCCGCATATTATTACAGGTTGGAATGTAGAATTTTTTGATATCCCATATCTATGTAACCGTATTACTCGAATTTTAGGAGAAGATTATGTGAAACGTCTTTCACCCTGGAAAGTTGTTAAAGAAAAAAATATTATTAAACTGAAGAAAGAAAATATTTCGTTTGAATTGTTGGGTATTGCGATTTTAGATTACCTTGATCTGTATAAAAAGTTTACTTATACCAATCAGGAATCATACAAATTAGATCATATCGCAAAAGTAGAACTGGGTAAAGAGAAGTTATCGTATGATGAATTTTCGTCATTTACTGAATTCTACAAAAATGATTGGCAAAAATTTGTAGAGTATAACATTCGAGATGTTGAACTGGTAGATGAGCTTGAAGAAAAGATGAAATTAATTGAACTCATCTTAACAATGGCGTATGATGCAAAGTGTAACTATATTGATATTTTCTCTGCAGTAAGAACATGGGATTGTATTCTTTATAATGAACTATGGAAGAAAAATATTGTTGTTCATCAACGGCAGGAAAAAACAGGAAGAAGTATTGCTGGTGCGTATGTACAAGAACCTAGACCAGGTAAGTATAACTGGGTAGTATCGTTTGATGCGACAAGTCTGTATCCTAGTATTATTATGCAATATAATATGTCACCTGAGACTTTGGTAAGTACATATCCTAAATTTTATGATGTACAAATGAAGACGTTGCTAAATGGTACAGCCGACTTGTCTGAGCTAGAAGATAAAAAGTATTGTATGACGGCAAATGGAAGGTGCTTTACGAAGGAAAAACAGGGAGTATTCCCGGCAATTGTTCAGAAGCTATTTGACGATCGAACTAAGTATAAGAAACTTATGCTTGAGGCACAATCTCAATACGAGGTAACTAAGAATAAACATTGGCAAAAAGAGATATCCAAATATAATAATTTTCAGATGGCTCGTAAGATTCAGATGAATTCTTTGTTTGGTGCAATGGCAAATGAATATTTTAGATTCTATGATGACCATATTGCGGAAGGCATTACCCTTACGGGGCAATATATTATTCAAAAAGTTGGCAAAGCATTGGACGACTATTTAAATAAAATTTGTGGTACTAAAGATTTTAACTATTCTTTTTATTCAGATACAGACTCCTGTTACATAACATTAGATCCGCTAGTACAAAAGTATTATAAAGATCACTCATCTGAGAAAATTGTAGAATTACTTGATAAAATCTGCGAAGATAAAATTCAGGAAGTACTTAATAAAGTATGCAATGAAATTTCAGGATACACGCATGCGTTTGATACTAAGATTAATTTTAAGCGAGAAGCAATTGCCGAAACTGGCGTATGGGTTGCAAAGAAGCGATATGCACTAAATGTTTCTAATAATGAGGGTGTACAATATAAAGAACCGAAATTAAAGGTTATGGGTCTGGAGATTGTTAGATCATCTACGCCTGAACCTGTACGAGATGCTCTACGAGGCGCGGTTAAATTAATTTTAACTAAAGATGAGGAAGTAGTGCAGAAATATATTATGGATTTTGAGAAAGAATATAAACAACATGCTCCAGAATTAATTGCATTTCCTCGGGGTGTGAATGGTCTCGGAAAATACTCCGACAGATCAAATATATATAAGCATGCGACACCCATGCACGTCCGTGGCGCACTTCTTTATAATTTCTATCTTGACAAGTTTGATCTTGGTAAAAAATATGAACGTATAAAGGAAGGGGATAAGATCAAATTTATTTACCTCAAAGAACCCAATACTATAGGTGAAAATTGTATAGCATTTAATACTGTTATACCTTCTGAAATGGATTTAAAGAAATATTCAGATTATGATTTGATGTTTCAGAAATCTTTCCTAGAACCTTTAACCACAATTTTAAATGGTATTGGTTGGACCGCAAAACCACAAGCAACGCTAGAAGGATTATTTGGATGAAAAAACTATTTTTACTTTTGCTATTACCATTTGCAGTATTAGCAAACCCTATCGACGATAAGTGCCCGCAATTTGTTTTCAACGGCGCACCTGTTAGTAAACTAACAGAGACTCAATACTTATGCAAAAAGAATTATGCTATTCATTATAGATACAATACTAAGACTGCCGAGTATGTTGTAGAACATATTACATTGGCAAACATTACTGGGCCTGCTAAACGTAAAGATGATTTTAGACCGGACTTAGAATTGCCCGAAAAACATAGAAGTGTATTATCCGATTATGCGGGGCAACCATATGACAGAGGACATTTATCCCCAGGAGCAGATAACAACGCAAATGATATTTACATGAGCGAAAGTTTCTTTCTTAGCAATATGGTACCGCAAGTTCCAAATCACAATAGAGGCATTTGGAAACAATTGGAAACCGCAGTACGTACTTGGGTAAGAGAAGGAAAGGACATTTATGTAGTTAGCGGAACGACATATTCTGCCGAATATCTTAAAATTGGTAAAGGTGAAGTAGGTGTACCAACAGGACTATGGAAGGTAATTATTGATGCGAAAACTAATAAAGCAATCGCATTTGACTTCCCTAATGCTCCTTTGCCTGTAAAAGATTTGCCTAAGTATGCTACAACTGTTAGAGCAGTTGAACAAAAAACGGGGTTAAATTTTCATCCAAAATTGAAAGATGATTCTGTTGAAACGATCGCACCAAATTTGGCAGAATGGACGGGAATACAATAAATGAAAACACTTATTACACTATTTTTAAGTATATCTTTAATTGGTTGCACATCGATTAAAGATAAAGTTCCTAGTTTCTGGGACGATAACCAAAGTAAAATAAGCATAGATATACGACAAGAAATTAATCATTTAAATTGTACTCAACCGCATTTACCACAAATTGAAAAAATACAAAGTAAGATCGAGTGGTTTATATTATACTCCGAAAGTAAACAAACCAAAGATGTATTAAAATTGTTAAATCCTATGTCCGAAACTTTGGGGGATTTTTATACTCGAAGTAAAGAAAAAGAAGGTAGTGAAACTTATTGCAACTTGAAAAAGAAAGTATTGTCGGCTCAAGCAAAATTGATAGCAGAAACTATACATGGGAGATTTTAAATGGACTTAAAGGAAATTGCAAAATGCGGACAGCCTTGGGCAGAAGAAAAGGCTAAAATTGCATTAGAATTACAGGAGCAATATAATGCTAAAACCATTTCGAAAGATGAATATGTGGAGTTGATCGAAGATATGGCAAGAATGGAATCGTTGGATGAGGTTTCTTCTGATATGAAATTAAAAACGGCTTTGGTAACCGCGCTCTTTGTTTTAGTGCAGATAGTATAGACAAGCGCAAATTTAGAATATATAATGTAGTATTATAAGGAGTTTATATGTCGTTACTTGAAAAATTGAAAAAGAATTCTACAATTAAAGAAACTGAAGTATTAAATAAATCCAAATTTTTTGGTAAAAAGGATATGATCCAAACATCTGTTCCTATGGTGAATGTTGCCCTTTCGGGAAGTTTAGAGGGCGGGTTGACTCCAGGATTAACTGTGTTTGCAGGGCCATCTAAGCATTTTAAAACTGCGTTCTCTTTGTTGTTGGCAAAATCTTACTTGGACAAATATGAAGATGCTGTTGTACTGTTTTATGATTCTGAGTTTGGTAGTCCTCAGTCTTACTTTGATTCTTTCGGTATTGACACCTCCCGAGTTCTACATACTCCAATTACCGACATTGAACAGCTAAAGTTTGATATCATGTCTCAGATTAACAATCTTGAAAGAGGTGATCATATTATCATCGTTGTAGATTCAGTTGGCAATCTTGCTTCTAAGAAAGAAGTTGATGATGCGTTGGAAGGAAAGTCTGTCGCGGATATGACTCGAGCAAAACAGATGAAATCTTTGTTCCGAATGATTACACCGCATTTGACTATTAAAGATATTCCTATGGTGGTTGTAAATCATACGTATGCTGAGATTGGTTTATATCCTAAGCAGATCGTTTCCGGTGGCACAGGAATATATTATTCGGCGGATAATATCTTTATTATTGGGCGGCAGCAGGAGAAAGATGGTACTGAAATTACAGGGTACAATTTTATCATCAATGTTGAGAAATCTAGATTTGTACGAGAAAAATCTAAAATCCCAGTAGAAGTACTGTATGAAGGTGGAATTAGTAAGTGGTCTGGTCTTTTGGATGTGGCATTGGAGGGCGGATTTGTAGTTAAACCCTCAAATGGTTGGTATTCTCTTAAAGGTGAAGAAAAGAAATATCGCAAAGCAGATACATACACAAAAGAATTTTGGATGCCGGTATTGACCTCCAAAGATTTTAGAGACTTTATTGAAAATCGTTATCAAATGGCTACAGGCGATCTGATGTCTAGCTCGTTTGATGATGTTGATTTAGAAGAGGAGTTTACAAATGCAAGTGAAGTATGAACCTTGGCAATTAGTAAAAGAGGATAAAGAATATTGGGGAGTTAGAATTCTTGAGGGAAAATTTAATGAATTGGCTCTTGCGATAAATGATGTTAAAATGACAGAAGATGATAGTGTATCTGTAGACTATGACATTATTTATTCTCTATTACCTATAGAAGAAGTTACTGAAAGTCAAGAATTCAATGATACTCTATCTTTTATTATCCAAGACATTTTAGTAAAGGCTATGAATGAGCACGAAAATCGAAACAGTAATACTGCAAAACTTAATACATGATGATGAATACATGAGGAAGGTAATCCCGTTTTTGAAGCGGGATTATTTTTTAGATACAAATGATAAAATTATTTACGACAAAATTACTGCGTACATTGATGATTACAATTCTTTACCTTCCAAAGATGCATTAGTTATTTCGATACAGAATGATAAAAATTTAAATGAGGATCAATATTCAGATGTTTTTAATTATGTTCAGCAATTAGAAGCAACTGATCATAACAAAGACTGGTTGTATAAAGAAACAGAAAAATTCTGTAAGGATAAGGCAGTTTATAATGCAATTTTAACTTCGGTTGCTATTTTAGACGGCAGAGACAAATCTAAATCTGAAGATGGAATCCCTTCTTTATTGCAAGATGCACTAGGTGTATGTTTTGATAATAATGTAGGGCATGACTATATTTTGAATGCGGATAAGCGATATGAGTTTTATCATAAAGTCGAATCTCGTATACCTTTTGATTTAGAATATTTTAACAAGATCACTAACGGCGGAATGCCGAATAAAACATTAAATGTGGTCTTAGCTGGAACCGGTGTGGGTAAAAGTTTATTCATGTGCCACGTAGCAGCAGCTGCCCTAAGTCAAGGCAGAAATGTTCTGTATATTACACTAGAAATGGCAGAAGAAAGAATTGCGGAACGTGTTGATGCGAATTTGATGAACATTACAATGGATCAATTAAAAGAATTACCTAAAGCCTTATTTGATAATAGAATGGATAAGATCAAAGGTAAAACGCAGGGCAATTTGATTATTAAAGAATATCCTACTACAGGTGCACACGTTGGACATTTTAAATCCTTATTAAATGAGCTACAGCTAAAACGGCAATTTAAACCCGATCTTATTATTATCGACTATCTGAATATTTGCGCAAGTTCAAGATTAAAAGCAAGCGCAGGCGTTAATTCCTATACGTTAGTTAAATCGATCGCAGAAGAGCTTAGAGGTCTAGCAGTTGAGGAAAATGTACCTATTCTAAGTGCAACACAAACTACAAGAACTGGTTTTGGAAATACAGATGTAGAGCTAACGGACACTTCAGAATCATTTGGTTTGCCTGCAACGGTTGATTTTATGTTTGCGCTAATTTCTACAGAAGATCTTGAAAAGATGAATCAACTTATGGTTAAGCAGTTGAAGAATAGATACAATGATCCTACACTAAATAAAAGATTTGTAATTGGTGTTGATCGAGCAAAGATGAAGTTATATGATCTCGAAGAATCTGCACAGAAAAATATTTCAGATTCTGGAAATCCGCAAAGACAATCTTTACCTAAATATGATAAGCCACCGCAGTCTAGAGATAGCATGCAGGCAAATAAAGATATATTTACAGCCAACAAGCGCGATTTTTCAAAGATTAGATTATGAAATCTTTAAAAAGTACTAGGTTGTCTTCTACTAGGTTGCAAAATGCGGAAACCGAAGTATTAGTGCAATTAGATAGCCCGATTGCTATAAGTATTAAGGATATTATACCAATGGGTAAAAAAATTAGTTATGTCGAAGATACTCAGGGATCTGAGGTATCGGAAAAATTTAAAAATGATATGATATGGCAAGAAATCCTTAAAAATACTAAATAAATAAAAGATAGCATATTCGAAAGGCGCAATATGAATCTTACTATACTAGGGGCAAAAGATCGAAAATTAACAAAAATGCTAAGGATGGCGGCAGATTCCTTCGCACATAAGTTACTAACCCCGCAAATGATAAAACATATAACACTGGAAGTGCATATATGTGATAAGTTATCCGCGGGTGCATATTGTACTATTGCAGATGATTTACCGATACCTAGAAAATTTTTAGTAGAGATTCATAGAACAAGAAAAAAGATTCATATGTTTACCGCACTTGCACATGAAATGGTTCATCTTAAACAATGGGCCAGTGGTGAAATGAAGGGTAAGATAAGAAAAACTAAATATATTACTGTTTGGAGAGGCGAAACATATGAGGATGACGTGTCCTATTGGGATCAACCTTGGGAGTTCGAAGCATATGGACTGCAAGAAAGTTTAGTCGCTAAATTTTTAACAGAGCACAATCAATTTAAAAATTTAAGACAGCGCCAAGAAGATTGGTTCGTGTATGATGATCTAGAAAATAGGGATTAAAAATGTAGTTAACTAGGAGTAAAATATGGGAGAACTGATTTTTTCGTTGTATGATCTCATACAAATAGGATTGATGTTGTTAGCTTGCTATTGTTGCAAAGCATACGGATATCAAAAAGGAATTTTGGAAACGCTAGAGTTCTTTGAAACAAATGGAGTAATTGACATACCCACAGAAGACACAATCGAAGAAGAAAAATAACAATCTGTTAATAATACCCTAGAGAAACATTCTGGGGTATTATTTTGGCTAAAAATAGTGCTTGACTTCTTGTCCAAAATATGCTATAATAGAGGTATAGTGAAGGAGCAGATATGAACTTTGTGATAGGACAATCGGTAGCAATTCAAACTAAGATGCGGTCGGTGCTTCTTGGAGAGGATTACAAATTTGTAACATTTACAGGCAAGGTGGTGCCGAACCCAAAATGGGTAGATACCGACTACGTCTGTGTTTTTACCGGTGACCCGAATCACCCTACTTCTGTTATTCATAAAAAATTTATTGTAGGTCATACGTTCTCAGAATCTAGAACAAGTGAACGAATATTTCAGGTCAACTCCAAATCAACCGGTAAGACATATATGGTAATATCGGTAAACGGAACGGTGTCCTGTAATTGTACGGGATATCAATTCCGTAGAAAATGTAGCCATTCCGACAAAGTTAAACAATTTATCCAAAAAGATGAATCAAATGCTTGACTTTCTATCCGAACGGCTATATAATTATGTTGTGGTGTTAAAAAATTGATGTTATTATTTTATTATGGAGATTTAAATTATGTCTAAATTCACAGTTGCCGGTGTTTCTACTCAAAATGGTATTACCAAAGTTCGTTTTGCGAACGACATTGTTTCTCGTACTAAACTGCTTGCGAAGGGCGGCCATTCTCCCCTGGAGCTTGTCCAGTTACCAAATGCTATGACCAAGGCAGAAGCTTGTCAGTATCTGCTTGATCTAGGTGGAGTATTTGCAGGTGATGTTAATCTTATTACAGAGACAATGGGTAAGAAAAACGGTACGCCAATTGTACAGGCTAAAGCAAACACTAAGGCAGTAAAGGCAGTAGCAAAGTCTGCCGCAAAGTCTAAGCCGATTAAAGTTGTTGCGCATAAAGTGCAGGAAGAAGATCTTACGATTACAGAGATCAAAGAATTGGCGGCATAAATAATAGACAATGAACGTGAGTGACGGCGCCCTAGGGCGCTGTTATGTCTTTAAGGAGTAATTATGCTAAATGAAAATGTAACTAAAGTAGGTATCGTTGGGCTAGGTTTTGTTGGTGGGGCAATTGCACAAAATATGCCCTGCGAACTTCGCATCGTAGATAAAGACCTAACAAAATCTACGCACACATATGCGGAATTGAAAGAATGCGATGGCATTTTTGTAAGTGTACCGACTCCTATGAGTTTTGATGGAGTGTGCAATACTTCAATTTTGGAAGAAGTATTAGAAAATTTAAAAGATTACACCAATCCAATTATTAGTAAATGTACTGCACCACCTACGGTGTATACTAAGTTATCAAAACAGTATCCAAATTTGATCCATGCCCCAGAATTTTTAACTGCTGCAAATGCGAAACAAGATTACCAGTATGGTAAATTTGCAGTCATAGGTGGATCTAACAGCGCACATATGGATAAGGCAGAAAGTATTATTCGTATTGGACAGCGAAATTTAATTAGTGTTGCCCGTGTTACAATTGAGGAAGCAGCATTGATGAAATATGGAATCAATACTTTTCTCGCAACTAAAATTGTTTTCATGAACGAATTGTTTATACTATGTAGTAAACTTGAAATAGATTATAATAACATTTCTTCACTAATGAAGCTAGACTCTCGTATTGGATCTACGCATATGAAAGTTCCAGGACAAGATGGTTTAGGATTTGACGGAATGTGTTTTCCTAAAGATACTAGTGCGTTGTATTCATTTGCAAAAGCAAATGGCATTGATATGGAGCTATTGGGACATACAATTGAAGTCAACAAAAAGTTAAGAAAAATTGGTAGCAAATAGTCAAAGAATGTAAAATGCAATGAAGGAACTACTCAAAGTATTACCACTCATTTTATCTAACTTCGGCATAGTAGTTAGGTTGCTTAAGATGCTACCAATGATACTATTGGGGTTGACCGTTGTAGGCGTAATAGGTTACGGAATTTATTATTACATAACAAATTCTAAGGATCCATATAAATGTTTCAATGGTGAAATTTATGAAAAGATGACATTTGATTCTAATGTGTATCAATTCAAAGGCGGATATTGCGTAAATTCAAAAGATTAGGTATTCTTTATAAAATGCTTGACAAAGAAGTAATTTTATGTTAGAATATATTTTAATTTAAGGATTGATGATGAAGCGAAAAATTCAGATCACTGCTCGGAACCCGTTTGTAAAGCTGGCCTTATTTAAAAAGGCGGGTAAACATCAAAAGACAAACAAAGCATTACGAAGAGAATATAAAACGGGCATAGCTCAGTTGGTAGAGCAGTAGACTGTTAATTATTTGGTCTTAAAGTGTTCACGGACGCACATATGTCTGTCACGCATAAAGAAGGGGATCGTTACCCCTTGAGACCGCCAATTTTAAATAGTTGTATATAAAGTTTTTAAAGCGGAAGTGATGTAATGGTAGCCATGCGGGTCTTAGAAGCCCGTGCCGAAAGGCGTGAGAGTTCGAGTCTCTCCTCCCGCACCAAACACCTGGCGTTAGTACAACGGATAGTACAGGGGATTTCTACTCCCTCGATGTGGGTTCGATTCCTGCACGCCGGACCAAATTATTGATTAGGAGATATTATGAGTAATAAGGTTAAAGCTGTTAAACGTACTGCTGTAATATTTGCAATTATTGTATCTGTACTTTTATTGCTTGTTGGATTTTTTGCAGAAGCGTCTGCTCAATTTGTAGCATGGACAATCATTATTGGAATAACCGCGTTTTACTTTTGGTTAGTATATTCTGTTATTTTGAATCAAATAAATTATAGCGATAGTATAAAAGACAAAGAAGTTGAATAGTATAAGGAGTATGGTGTAGGTTAAATCCTACATCCTCCACCAAAATATACTCCGGTAGTGTAATGGTAGCACGACGAGATTTATAACCTCGATTCGCTAGATAGGCGGTTAGAGAAGGTTCGAGTCCTTCCCGGAGTACCAAATTAGAAGGTAATAAATGTTTAAAGTATATTGGACTGATCATCAGGACATGTCGTATGGCAAACAATTTGAAAAAATGACAGAGGCTTTGAAGTTTACACAGGATCTACGTAACGTGTATCAGCGTAAATTTGTTACCATGGTAAGTGAGAACCCTGACTGCACTAGTCTATTGGGTGTGAGCGAAGTTAATGCTGATTATGATTTTAAAAAACGCAGAACCTAACTTATTGCTACTAATTCTTCAAGGCCATAAAAATAGTCTTTAAGTATTTCCAATTCAAGATTACAAATTTTAATACGTGTATTAAAATCTTCAAATTCCTGTTTACGTTGTTTTATTTGAAGTTGAACAACATCTAACAGTATATTGCGATTTTTATTTTTCGAATTTATCCTACGTATAACTTTTTCTAGTTGTAATATATATTGCTCACATACTATAATATTGTTAGCCATATCAACTTTAATTTGATTAATTTGGCCAACCATAATAGTAATTAGATCATCGTTTTCGGGATTAAAATTCGGAACAATTGCATGTAACATTTGTGTGATATGATCTAATGCCGATTGTTTAATATTTTGATTTGAATCCGCTTCACCTAATAGATCATATTCTTTTCTGCGAATAGGATCAATCAGAATTTCGTATGCTAATTTTATGCGTTTGAATACTTCCTCGTCCCCACCTTTGTCGGGATGATGAATTTGCGCTAAAGATCTAAATTTGAGTTTTATCTCATCTTCAGACGCATCAATTGATATTTCTAATTCTATATATGGATTCATGTTAAATATTTTTAAGTATTTATTAGGAGTTAGAATGATATTTGCAACAACCAAGTCTCGCTGGTGTAGTGGCAGCACAGCAGTCTCCAAAACTGTTAGTCGCGGTTCGATTCCGTGGCGGGGCGCCATAGTTTTATTCACATCTTTAATTTTATGTTGTGCCAGTGCATACGCTAAACCGCACAAACATATTAAAAAGAAAAGAATGATTCGTACAGATACTACGAGTGTTCTAGTATTCAATGATACTACAAATACACATGAGTATAATAAGAATGCAAATAAAGTTAGGCCTTTTGCAAGTGTTACTAAATTAATGACAGCAATGGTATCGTTAGATAGTGATAAAGATTTATCTAAAGTGATGCAAATTAATTCGAATGTCGGCGGATCATTACCTAGAAAAAAGAATTTTACCAGATACGAAATTCTAAGTGCTATGCTAGTTAAAAGTGATAATTCCGCGGCAGAGACTTTGGCTAATGCATATCCCGGCGGAAGAAGAATGTTCATAGCACAAATGAATCGAAAAGCTTTAGAGTTTGGTATGATTAGTAGTTCTTTTGACGATCCCTCCGGTATAAGTGCTAACAATCAAGCAACTGCTATAGATATAGGAACAATGGTTGCAAAAGCTGCATCATATCCTATTATACGTGAGATTAGCACAAAGAAACAAATTGAAATTGAAACAAGTTATAAGAAGAAAATTAGAACAATTACGTTAAACAATACAAATAGACCAGTATTATTTGAGTTTAACACCATTGTTGTTAGTAAAACAGGATTTACTAGCCATGCGGGATATTGTCTGGCTTTAGCAGTAGAACGGCATGGTCAAATGTATTCTGTCGTAATACTTGGAGCCAAAGACAAATATGACAGAATACGCAAAGTAGAAGATATTATGTATAATCATATCATAGATAGGCGTAAAAAAGAGCTTGACGCCTAGCGAAAAAGGTGTTATAATTATATTAGACTCTCCTAAAAGACAATGATGAAGCGATTAGATATCCAAGAAGTTAAAGCATTTATAGATATGCAAACACAGGAGACTAAAATCTATCTGGGAGCAGACTCTGAAAGATATAAACGTAACGGTAAATGGTATGCGGATTATACTATAGCAGTAGTAATACACATCGATGGGTGCCATGGATGTAAAATTTTTGGTGAAGTTCAAACAGAAATAGACTACGACGCTAAAAGTAGCAAACCTTCACTTCGTTTGATGAATGAAGTATATAAGGTAGCAGAATTGTATCAAAAACTCATTGACGTAATTTGTGATCGACACGTAGAAATTCATTTAGATATTAATCCAAATGAAAAGCATAATAGCAACATCGTAATACAACAAGCAATAGGATACATTAAAGGTATGTGTAATGTGATTCCGTTGGTAAAACCTAATGCGTTTGCTGCATCATATGCAGCAGATAGATTAAAGTCTGTACTGGCGGTATAATATACGCCCCCTTAGTTAAATGGTATAACAGTTGATTTGTAATCATCAATTGGCAGTTCGATTCTGTCAGGGGGCACCATTTGGGAGATAAATATGGGATTAGTAGAAGCAGGAACTTTTTTGGGAGCAACAATTCTTTTTGGTTTGGGAATTGCAGTCATTGGTGTTGTGGTTATTTTTCTAAATAACATAATCCATAAATTCTGGAAACCTTTGAATTGGTTTAAATTTTTAGATTTCAATGACACAAAAATGTACCCTGTTCGTGTCCATAAAGAACCTACATTTGATGATATCAAACCAACTAAGACTAATAAGGAGTAACTATGGAAAAGACTTTACTAAAAGAAGATGGACCTAAGTGTGGATGTGGTCGTAGTCCGTCGGGGTATTGTATTGGTTGGCATAATTTATCTGAAGAAGCATATGCGGATAAACTAGAACAGTATAAAAAAGATACTGGCGAGTATAATAAGTAAGATTTGCGGGGTTGTCATATTGGTTGTGTCCTAGCCTTCCAAGCTAGTCAAAGGAGTTCGATTCTCCTACCCCGCTCCAGTTTATGAGAAAACAAAAAGACGAATCATATGAGAATTGGTCAGAGAGAGTTCGTCTTTTTGAATATGACATTGCGATCAAACAAATATCTACAGGGATAGATGTGGAAATTGTTTTAGAATCCATGTCAAAAAGAATACAAGTAAAATTGTTACATTTTTTACTAAAAGAAATTAATGAAAACGTAAAAATATATTATGATCCAATTACTTCAAAGAACCGATATGAAGAAACGTATTTACGGCGGACTAAACCTGCTGATCATATTTTGGATAACTAATGCTTGACAATTTTAGTAGAATGTTATATAATATGTTTATTAATTAATGCCCGGGTGGTGAAATGGTAGACACAAGAGACTTAAAATCTCTCGCCGAAAGGTGTGCCGGTTCGAGTCCGGCTCCGGGTACCATTTTTATATGTTAGGAGATTGAGATGAGTAATATGAGCGTAAAAGGAACTAAAACTGAGGAATGTCTGAAGGATGCATTTGCTGGAGAATCAAAGGCAAATCGTCGATATCTATATTTTGCAAACATGGCAGATATTGCAGGCGCACAAGACGTAGCTAGTGTTTTTCGTCATACTGCAGAAGGCGAAACCGGGCATGCGCATGGGCACATGGAATATCTAGTTAATGGAGGATCGGGCGATCCCGAAACAGGGTTGCCCGCAACTAATATTATTGAAGCGCTTGAATCTGCCATCTCAGGCGAGACTCATGAATATACGGATATGTATCCTGGTATGGCAAAGACTGCTCGAGATGAGGGGTTTGAAGAAATTTCAGATTGGTTTGAAACTTTGGCAAAAGCTGAACGTAGTCACGCTGGCAAATTTAAGCGTACACTTGATGCGTACAAAGCAGAAATTAATTAAGTAGAAGGTTTTAGGGCCTCTAGCTCATGCTTGGTTAGAGCAGCGGACTCATAATCCGTTGGTGCCGTGTTCGACTCACGGGAGGCCCACCATTAATAAAGGTAACAAAATGGTAATTTTAAACGTAGAAAATATTGTGGATAAAGGACGGTATACGTCCCAGCTTGCAGCAGAAAAAGCGGGTGGATTATATGATATGGTTTTAATTGCAAGTGCACGTGCTCGCGAATTAAAGAAACATCAATCCGCAGATACTGCCCGCAGTTTAATTAGTGCGGCAATTTCAGATGTAGAGGATGGTATTGCAGGGCGAGAATATTTGATTAAGCATCAAAAAGATATTGTTAGTCAGCATCGCCGTCATAAATGAACAACTTGTAATTGACTTTTTTTAAAAGTCTGTTATAATTGTAATATAGTAAATGATTACTATAATTTTTTTTTATTTTAATGGAGATCATATGTTAAAAGATCGTATTTTGAAAGTACTAAAGTCTGGTCGTCAGTTTACTCCTTCGCAACTCGCAGGGTTGGCAGGTACTACTGAAGATTCAGTCCGTCCTCGTATTAGTGAACTTCGTGCTGAAGGTTTTGCTATTTACACAAACTCAACTAAGAATGGCAAAACTGCCTATCGCATGGGTACACCTAGCCGCAAAATGGTGGCAGCTGCGTATCAATTGCACGGTAGCGACGCATTTAGCCGCGGCTAATCTTAGATAAAATCTTACCTATATATTATGAGCATTTACAATTTTGATGATGTTGCATTCCGCAAAGAAGCAGATCGT